AATAATACTCCGGATGTAATTGATAGAAACCAATTAGTAGGTGCTATTTACTTACAACCAACTAGAACGGCTGAATTCATTTACTTAGACTTTAACGTATTACCAACAGGAGCTACATTCCCTGAATAAAAGTTAAAAAAGTAAATATTTATAATAGAATAAAATAAATAACAATGGCAGTATTAGATCCTAACGAAATATTTTTCACCGCTTTTGAACCTAAGCAGGCAAATAGGTTTATCATGTATATTGATGGTTTCCCTGCTTACTTAGTAAAAGGTGTTAGTGCTGTAACTCTTACTCAAGGTACTGTACCTCTAAACCATATTAACGTTCAACGTTTTGTTAAAGGTAAATCAACTTGGGGAGAAATTACTTTCACACTATTTGACCCAATTACCCCTTCAGGCGCTCAAGCAGTAATGGAATGGGTACGTTTACACCACGAATCAGTAACAGTGATATAGTTTCCGAATGGATTATTAAAGGTGCCTTAATTACAACAGCTAACTTTGGCGAATATGGTTGGGATACTGAAAACACTGCAATTAACTTACAGATGACAGTACAACCAGATTACTGTGTACTAAACTACTAAAAAAGTTTACATATTTTTTTAAAGAGAGCTTGGCTTCGGTTAAGCTCTTTTTTATCGTTATATGTATACTAGATAAACGTTATAAATAATAATATATGAGTTTTAACTTACCAACCGAAACAATCGAATTACCTTCAAAAGGTTTACTTTATCCTGAAGATAATATCTTATCAAATGGTACTATCGAAATCAAGTACATGACTGCTAAAGAAGAAGATATTCTAACCAACCAAAATTATATCCAAAATGGTACTGTAATTGATAAACTTCTTCAATCATTAATCGTTACTAAAATTAACTATAACGATCTTTTAGTAGGGGATAAAAATGCTATTATGATTGCTGCTCGTATTTTAGGATATGGAGCTGAGTATAAATTTAATTATGAAGGAGAACAAGAAACAGTAGATCTCTCTCAGATTGAAAATAAACCACTTGATGAATCTCTTTATACTAGAGGTCAAAATGAATTCTCTTTTACTCTCCCTGCTTCAAATAATGAAATTACATTTAAACTATTAACGCATGGTGATGAGGCTAAAATTGAAAAAGAACTTCAAGGTTTAAAGAAAATTAAAAAGGATAATTCTCCATCTTTAACTACACGTCTTAAATACATGATTACCTCAATTAATGGTGATCGAGAAACCAAAACAATTCGAGAATTTGTAGATACAGCTTTTCTAGCCCGAGACGCCAGAGCATTTAGAGAGTATGTTCAAAAAATTCAACCAGACGTGGATTTAACTTTTTTTCCCTCTAATTCAGAAGGACCAGTCTCTATCCCAATTGGGATTAGCTTTCTTTGGCCTGACGCCTAAAATAGCACAAGAATATAGAGTTAGTTTTCTAACACAAATACATGAAATAGTATTTCATGGTCAAGGAGGCTATTCATGGACAGAAGTCTATGGAATGCCTCTTTGGCTTCGTAAATTCACTTATAATAAAGTTAAAGACTATTACGAAAAACAAGAAAAATCTATTAAACAAGCTAAAAATAGCCAAAACTCAAATCTTAAAACTATAATCGACGAAGACGGTACAATTAAGTCCCCTGATTTCCTTAAAAAAACCAGTTATAAGTAATATTTATAACATATACAATATCTTATGGCTAAGAAAAACGAAGAATTTAAGGATTTAGTAAATAGCGCTGATAACGTAACTCAAGCTATTATGGACATGAATAGTGCTCTTGGGGGTGTTAGTGGTCAGATCCAACAAGCAGTCTCAGAAACTGAATTTCTAGATAAAGCTGCTCAAAGAACTGCTAAATCTTTTGAAAAAGACCTTGTAGGAGCCTTAAAAGCAGTTACCAAATCAAACACCGAAATTGGAATCCTCCAGAAAAAAATGCTTGATGGTACTAAATTAGATACCCAAGAAAGAAAAAAATTAGGTGCCTTATTAAAAAGACAAGAATTAGATCAGGCCAGAATACAAGAGGCTGGTATTCAACTACGTAAAGAAGGAGTTGATATAAATCTTGAAGCTGCAATGGCTCTAGGCGAACAGTTAGATAACGCCCAAGAACTAGGAAAAGAAGCTAAAAACTTAAATGATAAACAAATCCTTTCAAAAGGCATATTGAAAAATATTCTTATAAGTATGGGAGGGATAGCTGGAGCCTTTGGTCAATCTGGATTTGGGGCGGCTTTAATGAATAAAGAAATAAGTGCAACCCAAAAATTACTTGCTCTTTCTGAACTTTCTTTTAAATATATAGTTCAAGCTGTCCTTAGAGCTAGTGCTAATGTAGTAAAACTTCAAAGAGCACTAGGTATATCTGCTGATAATGCTAGAGATCTTCAAGAAAGCTTTGCCGTAATTCAATTAAATTCTGAAAAAGCATATGTTAGTTCCTTACGTTTAAACGAGGCTTTTACTACTTTATCATCTCAAACTGGTTTAGTAGCAAATTTCTCTGATGATACATTAGAAAATTTTGTATTCTTAACTAAACAGTTAGGAATGTCTAATGATCAAGCTACTAAGATGACCATGTTATTCTCTCTTACAGGTAAAAGTAGTGAAGAAATATATAGTAATATAGATGATACTGTAAATGCTTTTAATAAACAAAATAAAACAGGTATTTCTTTAAGAGCTATTTATAAAGATATAGCTTCAGCTTCAGCCTCCATGGTAGTTTCTTTAGGCAAATCTCCTGAATTATTAACTCAAGCAGCATTACAAGCTGAAAGATTAGGTCTTTCTTTATCTTCAACCGAACAGATTATGGATGGTCTGTTGAACTTTGAAAAATCAATTGAAAGTGAATTAGCATTCCAATTAGTTACTGGACGAGAAATTAATCTAAATAAAGCTAGAGGTTTAGCATTAGATAATGATTATGCAGGGGTTTTAGAAGAAATTGGGGGTTTAGAAGAAATAAGAAATGCATTTGCTACTGACAATAGAATAGCACAACAATTAGCAGCAGATGCTTTAAATATAAGTAAAGAACAATTAGCTGAAATGGTACTAAAGGAGGAATATCAAAATCTCCTTCGAGATGAGTTCGTTGCAAAGTACGGTGAACAAAACTATCTAGCTATGGAAGAGCTTAGTGCTCAAGAAAGTCTTAATATGGCTTTAGAAAAAATGCAATCAGCTTTAGCCGATATAGCTATTAAATTAGAACCCCTAGTAACTAACTTAGCTAGTATGCTAGATAATACTACAGCTTTAAAATTTGTTTTAGGAAGTATAATAGGATTATCTTTTGCTAGAGTTATTGGAAGTTTAGTATCTATGATAGCATCTTTAGTAACAGCAACTGGTAAAGTTAATAATCTAAAAGTAGAAGATTTTACAATTTCTACTCACCCTAAAGATACTTTAGTAATGGCTGGGGGTACTAAACTTGGAGTAAATGGTGGAGATGATCAATATAGTAGAGACGTTTTAGAATATTTAAAAACTATAGCTATGAAAGAAAATAGAATTTATATGGGTTCTGAAGAAGTAGGAACTGCATTTGCTAAAGATTATAGCGGTTTAGGTTAAATTATTTATATTTTTAATATTTATAACAAAATATATTATGGGATTAATAGATAAATTAAAAAATGGATCAGGCTCACCTTTAAGTTATACCAATGGAGGTCCTGTAAATAAACCAACAGCTCAAGGACCTTATGCTCCTGGATTTGCTGTATTTAATAATGAAGATTCACAACTTCATTTTGAATACTCTATTAACGGTAATCCGTTTGTTGCTAATCAAAAAGGAACAGTATCACCTTCTAGACTAGATTTAAACGGTTTAACCCCTTCAGGATATGATGCTCCTGAAACTGGGATTAACCCTAATAATTTAGTAGATTTAACACCTCCTAAATAAACTAATATCGAATGCCGTTATTAGATTTAAAAACTGACCTTAGGTCTTTAAGATTTGGTTCTCCAAATACAGCAGGTGATAGACCTGGTAGTGCATGGAGTGGTCAACCCTATATAGTTACAGAACTAGGATCAGATTTTCTATCACCTACCCCAGATCGTTTTGCTATAGGTACAGGTACTGATTTCCTTCTTAGAGGTGGAGCTAGCGCCTTTGTAGATGCTACCACAGATGCTATTAGATTAGGTAAAATGTTTACCGATACTAAAACCCCAGCAGGCGCCCAATTTATAGCAAAACAAGAACTCCTATCAATGACAGGAGTAAATATATTTGCAGGGTTTAGACCAGGTTTAAGAAGTTTTTTTAATAAGTCTAGATTAAATGATGGGGTTTATTTACCACTTTCTACACTATTAGCAGCAGGTCCTACAGGAAATATTATAGGTGCCCACCCTAATAAACAAGGTACAGACCCTACAGGAAGAAGTAAAGTATTAAGTAGACCCCAATATCTAAATTGGACTAATAGAACTGATCCTAATGAAACCGCAATTTCAAGGGTTGATTATCTTACTAATGAATTTATAGTAGCAAAAAACAACGATAAAACTTTATATTCTTATTTAGGTGGTCCCCAAGCAGGTAGTAATCCTAGTGCTGTTAGAACTAGGATAAATTTTGCTAAAGATGGTACTAGAACCGGTGTAAATAATCCTTTATACCTTAAGAATTCTAATATGTTCTTTGGTACAGGAGGAGCAACGATGGATAATTCTCTTTTAATGAGATCTAGCGATAATAGTTACAGAGTTACAGGTAACATCCAGGATTTTAGAAAAGAAATTTCTGATAGAAGTAATATCCCTACTACAACCCAAATTTTAGCTAGAAAAAGAGGCACTTTAACTAATGCCCCCGATTATAATTCTAAAAATTTTGAAATAAGAGTAGGAGCAGGTAACCCAGGCGACCCTTTATTAGATAGACATAATTATTCTATAGGTGCTTTAGATCCTGTTACTAAAAAGCCAAATGTTGTTAATAAGGTTAATGCTATCTATATGTACAAAGCAGAAGCTGTATCACAAGATAATCCTAAAAACGACTTTGTTAAATTTAGATTTGCCGTAATTGACCCCGATAA